GTCTTCAACGTTTTAGGAACTGGGACCACCCTCACGGGCGTCTCAGCTTCAGGTTCGAGGAAGGTCACTTCGTCGACAATGTTGGTTAAACCTTCATTGACGGCGAGGTAATCTCGAGCAGGAAGTATCTGCTCAAGTCGTGTAGACCAGGTCCGCAGATTGTACTTTCCATTACTGGAAAGACGATCGGCGGTAGCACCTGGTCCATGCTTAGGAAGAAGTGTGCCGTATTGGATATCTCTATCCATACGGGAAAACACCCTTCCAAAAAGCAAGTTTGACATTCGTTCGAACTCACAAAGATCAGCTTCTGTGATGTTCGAGTCAAACTCACGGACCTCCTTCTCACACTTGATAAAATCGGACATAGCTTTCTTCACGCGTGCATCACTGCATGGATGAAGAATCTTTGCAAACATCAGAGTTAACTGATTGATCGCAAAGATTGCATCTATGTCCGGTTCATCAAGCAACACACCAGATACAGGGTTGAAAACGCGGCAGAAGAAACCTTGCATAAAAGCAGGGAGACTTCTCCCTCTTTCATTTCTGAAGGAGGGATGGATGTCCGCGTGACCTTGATCGAGCCACTTTCGGGTGGCCTTCCCAAGGTCAGGCAGGGTTATCGTTAGAAACGATAACCCCTCGCTTTCAACTCTACTCTTGACCGTTTTCTTGTCAAGAGTGGCGCTGGTGCAGCATGCTACAGCTAAATCATCAGCTGTAGCGTTCCAGAGCGCAATCAGGCTTTTCATCGAGCCTCCTCAATGTGAGGTTATCGATCCTTAGCCTATATGAGCTCACTCCTACTCAGTAAAGCCTGTAAAAGGCCATACTATACCTCCAATCATAGGGGGTATGGTGCTACGAGAGTAGGAACCATGAGGGGACTATGGCTTTCGCCATCGAACGCTCTCAAACGTTCAAGGAAAGTGCAGTATATCGATAAAATCGAAAACTGTACTTGCCAAAACCACAACAGCTTGCACAATCCCGAAACCAGCGAGGATCAGAAGTTTTAACTTCTTTTCCTTTTTGGCAGGGGGTTGTACTTGTGTCGTGGCACGTTTGATTGCCTCTTGGTATACAGGCCCCGAAGGCGGTGGAGCAACAAAGTTGCTAAACCGCTCAATCGTGAAATGTACACCAAGGCCTCTACGATTCACCACCAAGCAACTTGGAGATGACCGCATCGGTGCTCGCGGTGAACCAGGTCTTAAAGCCCTGGTACACCTGGAGTGCTTCCGCGGCCGTGTACCCAGCCTGAGGCATGTCGAAGACGAGATAATTACTCATCCCGACTTTTACATTCTCAGACGGAATAAACGGATCCGAGGTCACTTTCGAATGGTCGATCCTGAGCAGGTGTCGCTTACGCTTTCCAC